GTCCACATTTTCATGGCGTTGCGAGGGCCTTCGCCGCCGCCGCCACCTGAAGATCCGAAGAATTGGGAAAGGGTGCTCATTAGTTGATCCTCCAGCCGAAAGTGGCGTTTACATAAACCAGCTCAAAGCTGGCGTTGATTGTGGTCACATCCATGTCCTCAGCGAGGCCCATGAGCTTGTTCCCGTTGCGCTTGACGCAAAGGTAGTTCACGTCAAATTTACCGGCTGCGTCGATGATTTCGACGTAGTCGCCCAAAGAGGGGGCGGCTGGCAAAGTCACTTCGACAGCGCCTGCGGTTGTGTCGACTAAAAGCCGAACATTAGAAGCCGAGGCGTAAGGGCTGGCCGCGTTGTTGACAGTCGTCCACGAGGTGTGGCTTTGTTCGACATATAACGCGGTAGCCGCTTGATTTGATCCAGCCGTTGGAGCGTTGGGCAATGTGATTTGCCCAGTTAATGCTCCACCAGTTTTGTCGAATTTTGTCGCGATGCTCGCCGTCACATTAGTGGCGAAATTTTCGTCGTCCGAAAGGGCGGTCGAAAGTTCTTCCAGCGTGTTCAGAGCCTCAGGGGCAGAGGCCACCAAAGCGGCAACCGCTGCGTTGACCTGAGTGGTCACGTCAGCACTGCTGACGAATGTGCCCATGTCTGCGTCGATCGCGTTCAGGGCGTCCCGCAACCTGACCACATCTGCGGCGAGCAGATTGGACGGGTATGGGAGCGGGTAGTTCCTATTTGATGTGCGTGTGTCAGTTGTCATTGATAGGGCCTCAAACCATTACGGCGCGAATGTTGCGGATTTTGGGACGACCAGCCGCCGACCCGGTGAGATTGAGTTTCACAGAGGTTGCAGACAGGGCCACAATTCCGGTGTCCTCAAACACGTATTCGACCCACCCGTCGCCAATTTGATTGGCAGAGCCGAGCGCCATCGTTTGATAACCTCCGTTGTCATATTGGGGAACGACAGTAGCGCCGCCCACTAACTGAGCTTCAAAGATGATCCTGATAGTTGAACCACCTGCAGCAACGTCAAACTGTCGGCCAACGTAAGTCGCAGACGTGTCCAGTGTTGCCGGAATGCTTAAGACTCCAGGGTGCAAAGTTGGTGATTCAGTAGCAGTGCCTTCAAGAATTGCTTGGACCTGCATCGTGTCGCTAACCGCTGCCTGAAGCCTGATCGACTGCTCAGGGGCTAGAAGGAAGACTTCGCCAGTGCTGCGGGTGTATTTGAATGTCACCCGTGCAGATGTTGCAGGGATGTCAACAGGTGCGGTGACCAGCAAATCCGTCATGTTGCTGACGGTCAAGCTGCCCAAGTTGATCGTGGATGTTGTTGAGGTGAACTCAGCGCCAAGCAACTTGAAAGTCATGTCCATGTCGTTGTGAACAGTCCAGCTAGAAGCGTTTGAGCTGCTTAGCAGAACTCCAACGGTGTAAGGCTGAGCCGTTACAAACTCATTTGCGACTGCGTCATATTTGCCAAGCTCGGCAACTCGGACAGCGTGGGATGCGTCGTCAGTTGACAAGACAAAGAAATACTCTCTTCCGGCTTCCAGATAAATCGGGAAATCAAAAGTCGCCCGAGTGAAACCACTGGTTGTGATGTCCGTGCCTGCAATACGTGTGCGCGTAATTGCTTGACGGTTTGGGAAACCGTTATCGCCTTCAACGATTTCAACGGTTACATCATTGCTGTCTGAACCTTTGACAGCAAACTGAACATCGAGCCCGGTTACGTGGCGGCCTTCAGCTAGCACAAACGATTGTGCCAGGGGATCCCAGTTACGAGCTGGAGGTGGTGGGCTCCACCAACGCCAAGTCGTTGTTGTGGTCGTTCTGAGCGAGTTCTTAGTAACTAGGGTGCCTTGACCCGTGAAGATCGCTTCACCAAAGTTGCCTTGATCGCCAAGGAATTCAACGCTTTTAGAGCCAGAAGGAATGCCAGTAGGGACAGTGAATGCACCCGTAAGGTTTCCAGATCCGTCAGCGACTTCGCCATTGTTGCCTAGGTTGACGCCGTCAAAAGTGACCGAAGTCAACGCTTCACCTGCATCAAAACCAACGATTGCGAAATCGACGCCGGTTTGCCGCAGATTTGTAATGTTGGTTTCTACTTCACTAATTAGCTCAGTAACTGTTACAGGCCCGGAGGTTGCTGATTGGTCACCGGATCCGATTGTCACGAAAACCGGAGTGGCGTCCGTGATGTTGTTTCCTCCATCCACAAACCACAGGTCAACGGCAGGATCCAAAACAACGTCAGCCGGGATCGCGTCAAAATTCCCGTAAGGGTTGACGGCCATAAAGCCCGTGAACAAGGTCTGAGTGATTAGCTCGACGTCTTGATACGGAAGGAGCTGATGCCCTGTGTTGTTTTGAGCAGCCCGAACAGGTGCACCATTAACAGCTAATTGCAGCTCTTGATTGACGATGACGGCGTCTTGTGCAACGCCAATGTCTCTCAGGTCTCCATCTAAAAGAGGGTCAGCAAAAATGCCATATTTGGCAGTTGGCTCGCGGCTTGAGATGTCACGTTGCAAACGCTCTTCAGCAATTACGCCGTAAAGCTCAGCGATTGCTTTTTTCATTTGGCGCTGTTCGCGCACCGAAATGGCTTTTATGCCATTGTTGTCAACTTTAGGACTCGCGACAGAATTCCAAATTTGCTTGTATTCAGCAAGCTGAAGCACGTTGTAAGGAACTTGCGGGGCAACTGGGTTAAACGCAGTTGAAACGCCTCGGACTCGCTGAAGGTATCCATATTGATCAACCGCAATTGCGTCGATCCGTGGCATCTTCCAGGAGTAATCGACCAAAACTAAAGTCGAAGCAACCGCGTTAGTTACATCAAACTCGCCATCGTCGGCGTTGATGTTTGTGACTGTGGTGCTGGTTAGGAACCGATAGGTCACATCATAAGTCGAACCAGGAGACACCTCAGCGCCTGAGGGGGTCCAGTCCACTTGGTCAGCGGTCAGGTTGTAATCCGTGCCTGCGCTGTAAGTCGTGCCGGACTGGCTAACGCTTTCGATGCTTAAGACAGATGTGTCAGGCAGTTGATCCAACGCGCCAGAAAATGACCCGTGAGTCAATGTGACGGTCTTTTCTTCTGTAATCACTACATCGTTGATTGAACTCAACGGGAAGCGATTGACGTTCAGCGTGTGGGCAGCAGCACCAGTCGAAACTTTCGGCTCGTTGTTAATAGTTTCAAGGTCAGGATCAATCGGATAGCTGATTGAAGTTGACGTTGGCTTGTTAATTTTGTTGCCGTGAACGTTGGCAACGCCTTCAGCCGTTGTGAAAACGTAATTTGTTTGAGTAGCGTCTTTGCCTAGGCAAGTGACATGCAAACCGTCAACGATATAACTGCCATTCGCATCGCGGTCATAAGCAGCAATTAAAGACTTTGCTGCGTCAAGTACCGGAGGCGCTTCAATTGAAACGAGCGTTCCGTTGAGTACGTCGTAGACGCCATAAAAGTCGCCTGTGCCGCCATCACCAGACCAACCCCAAACAAGCTCGCGCTTTGTGCGCCCTGCTCCGGGCTCTTGATAGTTGCGTGTTCCTGTCGCGGGATCGCGCAATGTTGCGTCTTCCAGCTCAGTGACGGTGGTCGTCGTTAAGCGGACGCCAATTTGCAGGCTCCCGGTTGTTGGGATTGTGAAACTTGCTTCAGGAACTGTGCGCACTGCGCCAAGAACATAAAGACTGCCTTCGCGCAAAACGGCATAGCCTGTTTGCGCATCTACTTGAGCAGAACTGCCGCTAATAATTGCACCATCTTGGAAAAGACTGTTTGCAATTTTTGTAATTCTGTCTGAAAGAATCGACTGGCTTTCGTTTAGTTCTGCAGATTGCAGACCTTTACTTGCGCGAAACAGAAGGTCGTCGTATTTGTCCGACGATGAAAATCGATTGTAATAACCTTGGAGGCTCATGATTTTTTCCCTTTAGAAGGTTAAGACGAACTCGAACGTTTCCCGCGTGGCAGGCGTTCTGATGATCGAGGCAGTGTGCTCAAGCAAATAGAGTGTGCCGGAGTCTGTAACTTCTGAAGCAGCATCAAAGAACATTTGCCCTGATGGCAAACCGCCTGCAGTTGTTACGTCGAGAAAAATACCAGTTTCTCGAATTGTTGACGTGCTCGCGTCTGTGAAATCGAGCGTGAATTTGCAGTAAAGCAAATTTGTCGCGGTTGCGCTTACGTCATAGCGTCCGCTTGGAAGACTGATGGCACCTTGAGCAGCGGTGCTCACAAAATCGACTTGAGCTGCTTTGCGATAGCCAATGGCATCTTGCAACGCTGCTGAGCTGATATTTTCTGGATCTACGCCATTTGCATCCCATGCGGTCTGGCCTGCGCCAATACCTAAGAAAATGTTTCTGGCTGCAACGGACGCGGCCAAACCGGCTCGCCCTGTTGTTACGAGAGTTGCCATTGGGCGACCACCTCCTGTGACTTGTTCATCATAATAAGTTAATTCAGACCAAGGTCTGATGCTGAGTTTCCACTAGCAAGCTAGCAACCGGTCATCTGGCGATCTTGGCCGATGGGCTGATGCGCTTTGGAGAATGAAAGAACCTTGATTGGACTGCAGGAACAATTGCCTGCTTTTTGGCCTTGGACAAAGCGGGTTCTAAGTAGTGATTGAATCATTGCAGGGTGCAAAGTCAAGTAAAAAAAACATTGCCTTAGTCGTTGTGTTCCCGCTCCATACTTTGGTTAATTATGGGTCTCATGGACCGCTTCAACAGCAAGGCTTGCAATCTGCCAACCTGCAATTTTGGCCCACATTTGGTGCTTAGCCCAAGTCGTTAGATCCGCATCAATCCAGTCGTCAATAGTCCAATCAGAAACACTGTTTTCAGCCCATAGCTCTGTCGGCCAGTTAGCTGCATACCATTCGTTCGTTGAGTTGTCAGTCCAATCCGATGTAGCTTGAACCCATCCAGTCGCATCAGGTCCGGCCCAGCTTCCGGCTAACCAAGTTGGCTCGACATAAAGCGCAACAAGTGCGGGGTAGTAGGTGCGGGTGTGTTGGCGAGTCGTGAAGCTTTGGCGGTTCTCCGTTGCTTGCGCAAAGTGATCACGCTCGAAACGTTGCGAGGTTGGCCAACCCAAAACCGAGTCAGTTTCGCTAAGTCCATCCGTTGTGTCTGACAGATATTGGTGCGATTGGTTGAACCGTAGAATTTGCTCAGACTGCGGGTAGCTTGTCCAAGCAAGCGTGTTGCGCCAAGTGTCTGTGTCCGCGTTCGCGAAATACTCTCCAGTGTGCCAATCCTCAGTGTTCCAGGTGTCGCCATCACTAAGACTGTCGAAGTAGCTGGTAACAGTTGCCCAACTCCCGGTCGCTTCTGTGCCCCAGGTGCTAGAGGTGTCTTGCCACTGATCTGATTGATCAGTGTGGAAGCTGCCAACATCGTGATGCCCTCGGCTAATCGCTAGCTCATTAACCAGTGGAATGAACTCGTCCAGGCGTGTGCGCGACAGCTCAAACAGATCGTCGTAAGCAAGCGTCTTAAAGCGTTCGCGCTCTAAGTAGAAGAACCCACTTGGGTTATGTGCTGTTGATGTTGTCTGATGACTGCGCTCGATCCGTTCATCTTCAAAGAATCCGAGAGTTGCGTGGGTGTTGCCCAGGATCCCGTCAGAGTCGGACAAATGCCCGTTCTCTGAAAGCGTGAGCATCGTCCGGCTAAAGCCGAGGATCTGCTCAAGTTGTGGGTAAACCTTCCACGCAAACGTGTTGCCCCATGTATCGGTGTCTGCGTTGCCAAAGTATTCGCCAGTCTTCCAGTTCTCAGAGTTCCAGGTATCGCCCAGGCTGAGGCTCTCGAAGTAACTGGCGACGGTCTCCCAACTGCCAGTTGCCTCGGTTCCCCAATTGCTAGCAGTGTCTTGCCATTGGTCTGACTGCTCTGTGGTTTGCAGCGCGTTTGTAGTGTGGTCCCTGCTGTTCGCTTGCTCGTTAATGAGCGGCGTAAATTCTGAGAGGCGCGACCGTGACAGCTCAAAACTGTCGTCGTAGGCATACAGGCGCGTGTGCTCGCGAAGCGAAGGCAGAAGCTCAACTGCTGTCCCGATAAACAATCCATCGGCGGCAGTCCCCCAGAATTGATCGTGATCGGGGGCCTCAGCGGTGATGCTTTCGTTTTGAGTGATCTCAAAATCAGGGCCAAAACTCCAGGTGCGGCGCTGCCCAAGCTCGTCATACAGCGGGATGCTCTGCTCGTTATTTTCGCGGCTGTAGTTGTAAAGATAGGAAAATCCAAAGTACCCGTTGTTCCAGACCAGTCGCTTGAAGTTGATCGTCTGCGCAACCTCGTCCACATAGACCGAAAGCGGGTCGATGTAATTGGTGTTTGAAAAATCGTTTGTATGAATAAAGTCTTGATGAATTCGACGGCTGCCAACGCCCAGCA